CGACTAGCACTATTTGATAGCATTAAGTGCTTGATATTACTGGATAAAACCATATATTTTGAATGGTAGTAGTTTTTGGTTTTGGCCTCGAAGTTTTGGCGGCCAGCCTGTGTAAGGGTTATTACACAGGCAAAATGGCCAAGGGGGGAGGGAAAATCAAAATGATACTACTACTACTACACTTTCTGGACATTCTTCCTGTTTGTCTATGGCCAGGGCCGGAAATTACCGTATATCGAATGCTATTAGGTCCGTATCGGTACTATCCCAATATGGCAGGTGATATATGATCCTGATACCTACCGGCCTGCGGCGCGGCGCTCGCTAGCATTGGCCGCCTGGCGCCGGGCGCGCCGCACCCTGCCACCTATACCATGGTACCGTGAGTGCCCCGCACCTACACCCAGATACCTCACGCAATAATGTTTCGTGGCCGGCGCAACAATGTTTCAACTTGGGGAAAGAACACCGGACCCCTTAAATCGGGGATTTTTTATGCTCTCCCCCAAATACCGCGTGCAAAATTCCGAACTTGACCCCCGCTAATACTTCGTGCATCCTCCCTCCCGTTAGGCGTTTCCTCCGAGTAAACTGACCCGCCCTCGTGGCGGGTTTTCTTTTGCCCAGTCGGGGCGCCTAGCCCCTCAACGCCGAACGCCCCGCAGCATTACCCGCGGGGCGTCCTTGCAAGAGCTTTCCGTTAAACCAAGATCACTCAGGGTTCCCACTCTCCCGAAGGTAGAGCGTCGCAGTCCCGGAAGCTCGTTCCCTTAACTGGTGGCCACCGGCCCTCCCGTAGGAGGCCCGCGCTTGCGCGCGTTCCTACCCACGGTGGACGCCGTGAAAGGGAATAACCCGGCGCATTGACAACCTCCCACAGCCCGCCTACTCTGGCAAGGTCGAAAGGGAAAACGACATGCCGCTTTACCGAAAAAAACCGGTAGTAATCGAAGCGTTTCAGTGGACGGGGAATGAACGCCCCTGCGACTGGCCTGCGTGGGCCACCAAGGTATATCTACTGGAGGGCCACGATTTGGTCGTGGACACTTTGGAAGGGCGCATGAGCGCGTCTCTGGGCGATTGGATTATCTGTGGCATCAAGGGCGAGCAATATCCTTGCAAGCCGGACATTTTCCTTGCAACTTATGAACCGGTAAAAAGTTAGGCTCAACTGCCCCTCTCAAGCCGCCGGCGACGACTTCCCGGCAAGGAGCCAAAATGTCTTTCCACATCGCCTCGCAGAGCATCCAGGTCCCCCGACTGGGCCTGAGCATCAATTTCTCCTCCGACCCCGCGGATACCTCCAAGGTCCTGTTCGAGATCGTCTCCACCGGCCTGATGGACCTCGACGAGGATGGCCGCCCCGATGGCGAGCCGGGCCCTGCGCACACCCTGACGATGGCCTTCAACCGCGGTGGTCAGATGCTCTACAAGCGCATCGAGGATCCCGAGGGGGCAGGCACCCACGAGGAGATCGCGCTCAAGCCGATCGCCGACGTCAGTGACCCCCGCCCGGCGCCGGCTGCGGTCAACACGGTGAACACCTTCACCAAACCCGAGCCGGTCGAGGAGACAGCCCATGTCGACGGAACTCCCGCCCAGCCCGTTCATGAAGCCGACGCTTGGGACGATGCCACCGACAAGCCCATCTTCCACTCCAATCCTGCTCCCCGACCTGTCGACCCCTTCGACCAACCTGGCGAGAAGCCCAGCCCCGACGGCTACTACGAAGCCGGCGCCCAGCCCACCCCCAAACGTCCATAAGGACGCCTTCGGCAACGAACTGAAGCACGATCCCTGGAAGTCCGAATGATACCCTTGGCCTCGTCCAATCTCGCCGGCTACGAGTACGACGAGGCCAGCCAGGTCCTCACCATCCGCTTCCAGTCGGGCCGCTCCTACCGGTACGGCAGCGTCCCTTCCTCCGTGGCCGATGGCCTCGGCACCGCCGACAGCCCTGGACGCTACTTCAACAGCGAGATCAAGAACAGCTTCGAGGAGGTCTGATGGACCGCGAAGCCGTAATTGAGAAGCTGGCGCGCAACCCCCGCCTGCTTCACGCGACCCTGTTCCCCCACCGGCACACCGACGAGACGCCCCCGTTCCACCTCGAGATGATCGACGCATGGTGGTCCCCCGACCCCTACGTGATCACCGAGGCGTTTCGCGGCGGGGCGAAGTCGACGATCGCCGAGGAAGCCATCATCGGCATGGCCTGCCTGCGCATGTTCAGGAACGGCGTCATCCTCGGCGACAACGAGCCGCGCGCCAAGGAGCGCCTGACATCGATCAAGCACGAGTTCGAGACCAACGAGTTCATCGAGGAGCTGTTCGGGAACCAGGTCGGCGACACATGGACCGAGACCAAGATCGTCCTCAAGAACGGCGTGGCGCTGCACGCGATCGGGCGTGGGCAGTCGCTGCGCGGCACCAAGCATCTCTCAGCCCGGCCGGACATGGCGTTCGGGGACGACATGGAGGGCGAGGAGGACATCCTGACCCCGGAGGCGCGCGACAAGTTCCGCGGCTGGTGGTTCAAGGTGGTGCGGCCGGCGCTGGACCCGAAGCACCGCGTCCGAGTGGCGGGGACGCCGCTGCACCCCGAGAGCTGGCTGGTCAGGACCAAACGCTCCACTGGCTGGAGTTCGAAGTCGTACCCCATCCGGTTCAAGGACGAGAACGGGGAGTGGCAGGCGACATGGCCGGCCCGGTTCCCGCTAGACAAGATCGACGAGCTGGAGGCGAGCTACATCGAGGACGGTGCCACCCAGGAGTTCGCGCAGGAGTACATGTGCCAGGCCGAGGACCCCGCCGTGAAGGCGTTCACGTCCGAGATGCTGCGCGTCGTGCCGACGGTCAGGACATGGCACCTGACCTACGCGATGTTCGATCCGGCGCGCACGACCAAGGTGACTTCGGCCTCGACAGGGATGGTGGTGTTCTCATGGATCGCGAACAAGCTGATCGTATGGGAGGCCGAGGCGGGGATGTGGAAGCCGGACCAGATCATCGACCGGATGTTCAGGGTCGACGACGAGTTTGGGCCAGTCACTATTGGCGTCGAGAGGGATGGCCTCGAGGAGTTTATCTTGCAGCCGTTACGGCAGGAACAAGTCCGCCGTGGGTACGCTATCCCTATCAGGCCGATGAAGGCGCCGAAAGGGAAGATGGACTTCATCCGGTCGATGCAACCCTTCTTCAAGGCCCATGAGGTTGAGTTCGCCAAGGACCTGCCGGACCTGCGCGCGCAGCTGCTGGGCTTCCCGACGGGGAAGATCGACGTGCCGAACGCGCTGGCCTATGCCATGCTGCTGCGGCCGGGCCAGCCGATCTATGAGAACTTCGGCACTGCCAACGTGGCGGAGGAGCTCTACAAGCTGGTCCGCCAGCCCATGTTCCTTGCGGTGAACGCGACGCAGTTGTACACCACTGCGGTCCTTGTCCAGATGGTCGATGGAGCTTTGCATGTCTTGTGGGATTCGGTACGAGAAGGTGATCCGGGATCAACCCTGGCTGCGATCGCCGCAGACGCCGGAATTGAAGCCGGACAACGACCGAGGCTTTACGCTCCCGCCGAGCATTTCGGGAACCACGACACCATCGGGCTCCGTGGCGCCGCACGAAAGATTCCTGTTGATCTGGCACAAGGCGGTCTGTCACTCGACGGCCGAGACGAGCTTCGGGATCTCCTCCGGCGACAGGTGAAGCAGTTCCCCGCCCTGCGGGTGAGCCGGAAGGCGCGATGGACGCTCAACGGGATGGGGGGCGGTTTCTGCAAAGACGTCCTCAAGACGGGGATGTTGTCTGAGTTCCCTATGCCCGGCCCCTATGAAACCTTGATGCTAGGCCTCGAATCGTTTGCGGCCTTATTAAAAATGGGCAATTTGGAAGATGACACCCCACCCAATTGGGCATATACCCGAACCGGGCAGAGGTATTTGACCTCGATGCCGGGGCGGGGAGCACGTAGGTAAATGGATGTTTGCACGCTGGTTACTGCGACCTTTGTGACGACCCAAGCCTGCTTCATCGCGCCTACGCCATCTTGCGTCGAGCAGAACGGCAAAATGTTCTGCACGCCCCCGCAGCCCACGGCCTGCCCGCAACCGGGGCCACATTACGATTGTCATCGGGACGACGGAACCACCTACACGCTTGATTGGACACAAGGGCCTTCAACGGTGCGCGATTGATGGTCAAAGTCCGCGCCGACGACCTCGACGATGTAGCCGATGACGCCGACGAGCCGGAGTCCGCGGGCCCCGAGGTCGACCAGGACCGCAAGAAGGACCTGTCCAAGCGCGCCGGCGTGCGCGAGCAGCTTACCGACCTGATGGACGACATCGAGGATGGCTTCGAGACCCAGGCCGATCGCGCTGACCTCAACATGGACTACTGGGATGTTTTCAACTGCGAGCTGACTGGCAAGCAATTTTATAACGGCAATTCCCAGATCTTCGTGCCGCTGGTCCACGACGCGGTCAACGCCCGCAAGACCCGCTTCACCAACCAGATATTCCCGCAGACCGGCCGCTACGTCGAGGTGGTATCCGCCAACGGGGACATCCCGAACGGGCACGTCGCCCTGCTCGAGGACTACGTCCGCAAGGCCAAGCTGCGGACCAAGGTGATGCCCGCGCTGGTGCGGAACGGGGATGTCGAGGGTCAGTACACGTTGTTCGTCAGCTGGCAGAAGACCCGGCGCGATGTCATGTGGCGCGACACCAAGCCTCCCGTGGACGACGACGGCACGCCCAACCCGGTTGCCGAGGACGTCGAGGACATCGAGGAGAAGGAGGTCATCAGCCAGCACCCCTGCGTCGAGGTGATTGCCGACAACGACATCCTGATCCTGCCGCAGACTGCCGACACCCTCGAGGAGGCCGTTGCCGACGGTGGCTCCGTGACCTTGATACGTCGCTGGGGCGCGGGGAAAATCAGGCAGCTGATCCGGGAGGGCACTATCCGGAAGGACGCCGGGCAGGGCCTGCTGGCGCGCCTGAACGCGGCCTCGGCCGGCGACAAGGACAAGACCGTCAAGACGAAGCTCGACGCCGCGGGCATCCAGTACCGGGACGACTGCGGCTACTTCGCCCAGATTTACCAGACGTGGTCGATCCTGAAGGTCGCGGGCAAGCGGATGCTATGCGAGATTTATTATGGCGGCGAGAACCAGATCCTCGGCGCCCGCCGCAACCCGCTGTGGTCCGACCGCGTGCCGATCCTGTCGGTACCGGTGGAGAAGGTCGCAGGCGTCTTCAAGGGCACCAGCAAGGTCAAGCCGGTGGCCGACATCCAGTACTTCGCCAACGACGCCATCAACGAGGCGGCCGACAGTGCAGCCTATGCCCTGATGCCGATCGTGATGACCGACCCGCAGAAGAACCCGCGCGTGGGGTCCATGGTACTGTCGCTTGCGGCAGTCTGGGAGACCAGCCCGCAGGACACCCAGTTCGCCCAGTTTAACCAACTTTGGGAGAAGGGGTTCGAGATGGTGTCGGCGGCCAAGGCCCAGATCGCCCAGACACTCGGCGTCTCGCCGGCGGCGATCACTTCCGGGGGCGGGGCGTCGAAGTCCAAGCCGTCGCAGGCCGAGGTGGCGCAGGAACAGCAGGTCGACATCCTGACCACGGCTGACGCGGTGACGGTGCTCGAGGAGGGCATCCTGACGCCGCTGCTGGAGATGTTCATCGAGATGGACCACCAGTACCGCGACAAGGAGGTCACGGTGCGGTCTTACGGCGGCATGGGTGAGCGGGTGAACATGGAGCCGGTCGAGCCGATCCAGTTCAACACGCGCTACCACTACACATGGTTCGGCGTCGAGCAGGCCCGCAGCGCGCAGCAGGTGCAGCAGCAGATCGCAGGCATGAATGTGCTGCGAGGCATCCCGCCCGAGCAGATGAACGGCTACCAGATCAACCTGGTCCCGGTTATCAACCAGCTGGTGTCGAACACCTTCGGGCCGCGGCTGGCGCCGTTGATCTTCGTGTCGCCGGAAGATCAGATGCCGGTGCCGCCCGACCGCGAGAACGCCCTGCTGTCGTCGGGCTTCCAGGTGCCTACGCATCCGATGGACGACGACCAGCATCACATCGAGACGCACGCGCAGCTCCTGCAGACGCCTGACGGGAAGAAGCCGCCGGAGGCGAAGAAAGTTCAAACCCATATCTGGGAACATCTCCAGCAAATATCAAAAAAACAGCAATCCCAAATGGCTCCTTCACAGGGCGCGCCTGGTGTTCCGGGAGGGGCAGTAGGTCAACAACCACAGCCGGGTGTAGCGGGTACTCCGCGTATCGGCGCTCAACCTTCAGGGAATATCGGAGGCGGCCAGAACCCACCGGGGTCAATCCATCATGACCAGCTTGATGACCCATCGGTGATGCCGCGATGATCACGCAAGAACGCCTGAAGGAAGTCCTGTACTACCACCCAGAGTCGGCAAAGCAACAGTTCGGTGAATTTGCGAGGGTCTCATGAAGAAGTTTCTAGCGCTACTGTTCTTTCTTTTGCCCGCGGCCGCGCAGGCGCAATACGCCACCCAGCCGCCCACCAGCAAGCTGAACATTTCGGTGGCTACGGTGGTGAAGCCGGCGCAGGGCCTGCTCGTGTCGATCGCGGTGACGACAGCGGGCTCCACGGTGGGCACTGCCAGCGACGTGACGACCACCGGCGGCGTGGCGGCCGGCAACCTGATGCTTTCGATCCCGAACACGGTCGGGGTCTACTACGTCGTGTTTCCGTTCCTGAACGGCCTCGTTATCACACCC